ACTTCGGCCAGGTTCTTTCAAGCACATCATAAATATCCCCAAAAGATGTCTTTGCCTGATCCTGTGCATTGGCAACGATGTCCACATTATACCCTTTTATGCCGTGATAGTGCGTTGTCAGATACCATGCGATAGGGCTTATAAACCCATTTTTACCGTTGCCGCGCCCCATCATTATAAATATCGTGGAAAATACTACTGTATCATCGGACTTATAGTAGCAATGGATCAAGGCCGTTACAAAGAGTTCCCAGTCAAACAGTTTTATTTTAAAGTACCGTTCCATGAGTTCAACGGCCTTATCTATTTTCTCAACGTCGATAAATACGTCCGGATCATCAAGTTTTTCCTCGATATAATCCAGCGCTAAAAGAATGTCTTTGCCAACGATATTTTTGCCGCTGCGGCAGTCATCCATATACTGGTCGATGTATGGGTGGTAGTCTCGCCTCCTACATTTCCATGTCGCCGTCATCCGGATCACCGTCCTGGGATGGCTTTATACCGAGCGCATCCAGGAGCTTCAGCATCTGCTGATTCACCTTGACGAGCTGGTCGACGCTCTCATTTTTCTTATGACCAAACTGTACTACTTCTCCGTCCTTATTGTAAGTTTCCCATTTGATAGAGACGCCACGTTCCTTGATATCAGCAATGAGTTTCTTTTTTGTTTCCCACAAGGACATATAGTCATTAACCAAGTCGATATAGTATTTCCCAACCGTCCCATTTCTTTCAAGTTGGTCAAGCAGATCCTGTTTAATCTCGGTTTTTTTCATATCTTTGGGCATCTTCCGCCCCCTCCCCTCATGTGAAAAATCAAAAATTTCGGTCTTGTCTACCCCGCAGCCGAGTCAAGCTCCCGAAATTAAAATTCAAAAATTTTTGACCGGGGGTATCGTTTGCGATACTTCTCCGCATCTTCAACAGGTATAAGCAACCCACCGCCACACTTCTTACATCTCTTTCCGTCAGCTGTTTGTGTAGGATATTTTACTTTTGTTTTACAATCCAAACATAAAAATACTGTATACCTTGCCAACCCTACCACCTTTCTTCCGTCAGTGGTTTCTTCTTGTTCCACCGCAACCGCTCCGGATGTTCAACATATTCATGGCACTCTTTACAAACAGGTTTCAGCTGCACTTGTTCTTTCCCGTTCTCGGCAATATATGTTTTACTGAGCGCAAGCTCAGGATATTTATCTATGTGTTTCACGTGATGAACAATGGTTGCTCTGACGTATTTCCCTTTTAGTTTGCAGTTCTGGCATTCGTTTTTATATTCTTTCAGAACTTCATCACGTAGCTTTAACCATTCACTTGAAACATAGAAATCATGTTTTCTGTCTTCATCGATGAGCTGCCGCACCCAACGTCCGACCTCTTCTTTATTCAACGCTTCCGACCTCCCGCCCCTGGCCCGCGTACGAAGCGTACAATACCCACGTGACCTTGAAAAATTCGCATAACAAAAACCACCCGGTTTCCCGAGTGGTCACATATACTCATTATAAAGTTTATCATAAAAAATCGGGCCAAACAAGGCCACTTTTACATAAAATCTCTCCACTTTCTGTACTTCCTTTTCGCCGTGGTCATTGGAATGCCTGTCTCCGCTTCAAGCTGTTCCCAAGTGAGCCCGTTAATAAATCTCAGCCGCAATATTAACCTTGTATCGCTGTCTTTTATACTTTCTATGTACTCCTGCGCTTCCTCCACCGTCGCCATGAGCTCATCAATCCTGCGTTTCAGCTTCATCCGCAGCCGCTTGACCTGTTTAGCATAATCCACCTCATCAGCCCCGGTAACCTTAAAGGTATGCTCCGTATATGGGAAATACCAGAGCGACCCTTTGACCGCGGCTGTGGTCTCGTGCTTTTTTACCCCATGTTCCGCTTGGTCAAGTTGCCTCTGCAGACATTTTATTTCTCTGATTATGTTTCGTATCTGCATCAATTCTCTTTTGTCCATGGCCTTCCCCTTTCGCCCGATTACCTAGTGTGGCACGTTGATTATTAAACATAGTTCCGTACCTCCGGGAATTTTGCGGACAGTTTTTTATAGAGATCCGGATAATATCTTTTCAGCCAGACTAACCTTCCCCTGTTCGCTCCGTCAGTTGACGCCCATCCTGTATTGCGAATCCAATCTCGTGCTTTGTCGCCTTGCTGGTAGTCATAGAATTTCGGATATGGCAGGTCTCGCGATATTATGTAGGCCCAAACATCATCAGCCGTCCAATTGTGCAACGGAGCGCAGTACCAAAGGCCCGTTGTTTCATTGAGGAAGGTGTGCCCTTTGCAACGGAGCAGCATCTCCCTTCCTTTAGCTTCCTGACTGCGTAGCCCCCAGAATATGCCCATGAAGCCAAGTTCTTTTGCAAACTCCGTCAAGACATCTTTCTTGATGGCTTGTACAGCCTTTTTCTGTTGCGCGTCTGTCCGATTTATTCCGGGAAGCCCGAACCTATCGAGAATTTCTTCCCACGACATATCCGTCTGCTTGACCTGTGTTTCAAAACCATACCTCTTTTCGCATTCCCGCATGGCTTCGTATGTTTCCGGCAAGCAATACCCGCTATCCTTGAATATGACGGCGCACGGTCTGACTGAAAACACCAGGTCAAGTAGTACAAGCGAATCTTTTCCGAATGAGCAGCTGACAGCCCAGGAACTGAATTTTGCAAAAGCCGATTCTATGATTTTTTGTGCGCTTCTAACCTTTTTTTGAAAGCTATTAAGCCTGCTGTATGTCAAATATCGCTCTCGCTCCCAGTCTTTCATCCTCGGGCCACCTCACACGGACAATATTCTCTCTCCACCAATATGGAGGACGAATACCTATCTCATCGTCCCCGTTCTCATCCGGGATCGGCCGCAGCCAACTGAGGTCCTCTTCAATGGCTGCAATCTCCCATTTTTTCACCGCTCCCAGACCCTGCGCGGGCTTCTTGCCTATGTGGGTTATGAGCGGCAGTAGTTTGGCAATTTCTCTGGCATCCCCCACGCAGTACCAATCAATTTTTGGTGTCAGGATGATGGTGAGAGGCATGCGGTAGTTTTTGTATTGCGCCGATTTAACATTGACTGTCCCGCGTCGCTTGCCGAAATTCACATATTCCTCTGCTAGTTCCTGGTCAAATCTTTTATGCCAATAACGGCTGGATTCCTTCAGTGGCTTGAAGCATGCGAACGAGCATGCCCAGTACCAATATTTCGTTCCGGCGTTTACCCTTGCTAACGGAAGCTGGATAAACCTGTTGCTTACATCCTCAGGACATATGCCCGCTTCCATCCACTCCGGATGCTCAGAACGTATCTTCGCATTTGTCAACATTGAGTCCAGAGGGAGATAGCCATCGTATGTGGCTATCCTCCCATCCAGCAGATATGCGGTTATCCTAAGATTTTGAAATGTCCGCATCAAGGAGCTTCACCGCCTCTTCTTTGTGTTCGTCCAGGTAGGTCTTGTATGTGTCCAGGAAATCATCATACTTTGCCTTCGCTTCCTGCGCCGGCGGACTTAGAAGTGCCTGCTCGCCTATCCGCATGAAATCCTTGACAACCTCACCGTCAATCGGGTGCCAGTTGTAAGCTACCGAACAATGGCCCATTCCTATACGAGACTGGCCCCCTATGTACGGGTGTTTTCCCCACTCAACGATACAGGATATCAGGGCGCCGAATTCCAATTCGGCCATCTCTTTGACATCCATTCGGTGCCAGAGCCTTGTACCTGCTTGCATAACTTCTATGGTGTACCTCATCTGCTGCGGATTTTCCTTCTTCTTCTCCTTTTGCTGGCCCTCGAACATATCAACCTGTTCTCCGGGCTCCAGCATGAGGACCTCTCCGGGCTCTAACTTCAGGTATTCGCGCTTGTTTTCATCTTTGGCATCGTCGGTCCTGGTGTAGGATCGCTCTTCAGTCATCTGCCGCCAGGATATAAGAGTGTCGGTAATATACTCTTGCGGCACGATATGAGCGCATTCGATACAGATCGGGTATGCGTCATTGCAGCAAAGTTTCCCGGCCAGGATCTGATTCCCTACGCCCCCGCCGAACACCGAGAGCACCGGCAAATTCTGGCGAATTTTTCTCGCCATATCAATATCTACTTTCTGATCTCCTCCGATACTTCCACCGGAAAACAGGAGGTAGAAAATATCCAGCGGTATTTGCAAACGTGAGAGATCTCCAGCCAGCCTATCCAACATATATTTTGCGCCACAATCACGGAGCATGCCTCGGATGGCATTTCCGGAGAAGGTGAATACTTCAACGGGCTTCCCGTTAGGCCCTATGATATCCTGGGTGGCCAGATAGCTGTCTGGTCCATGGCTATCACCAATATGGCTTAGGGGTGATTTTAGGGTGTAGATTCCTTCCAGATATCCATTGATTCGCTTCAAGTTCATAGTTTCAATCCTCCGTTTCCTCGCTTTCTTCTTCCTCATATTTCAGGATTCCGGCCACTTCAAGTGGCTTTTCACGTTCCAACCTGTCCCGAACTAATGCAACGATAAGGCTTGTCCTCTCATAAAGTCTTTTTAAAACTGTCTCATGGTCGGTTTCTTCCAACAAGCGGACCCAAAACTCTCGCTTTCCTTCCTCGTTTAGCTGAATAATCTCACCTGTCGCTGGGTTCTTAAACATGTTGATGGTTTCCTGGGCTTTCATATATTGCGGCTTGATTGTGCTGCAATAAAGTTTTGGCTTCAGCCTCTCGATGAAGTCATTGAGATCCATGGCCCTCTTTGCTGCTGATTTAACCGCTCTCTCAATCATGCCCCACATGTCGGGCGTGACCTTGAATCGTTTGTAGTCCCTGCTGCGGTAGATTCCGTATACCAGAAGTGCGCCAATCGCCGCGTTTTCATCTGATGTCTCAAACCCATAGAACATATGTGTTTCAACTCCTTTCAGACGTCATAGCCCTGTTTTCTTAACCGACAGCGCTTAATTTTTACCGAGTTTGCATTTCTGCCGATCATCTTTGCCACAACTTTCGCTGACTTGCCCTTGTTGTTGAGCAAGATGTATATTTCCGTTTCAGAATAGGCCTTGCTGTATTTGGAATATGGTTTTTTGAGCTTTGACGGATGAGGGTTCGCCTTTACATGCAGTTTGTACCGTCCGCCCCTACCGGGGCTCTTGTGGGCCTTTAATATGCCTTCCTTGATATACCGGACAATTGTTGTCCTATCCAGACCACACTCCCTAGCGTATTCAGCCGCGCTGTCGTATTGATAACAACTTAGAGCCCGTCTCATGTTTCCTCATCCTTTTTTCTGGCCAGATAGGCGGCCAGTTTAATCATTCTAGACCCTTTGTAAGGCTGAAGCATAGTTATATCTCTTTCAAGATTCATCAGGCCGTATTTCTGGATTCTGTGGACCGCAAAGTCCAGCCGCTCAATTTCATCCTTCGTGAACCCGCCATTATAAAGCCGCTCTACAACCTCAAACATCCGGGTATAGGTCTTTGGTTCGATTACCACCTGAATTTCTTCCAGGTTCACAACATACCGTGAGTTATTCAGATTGACTTTTCCTTTGAAATGTAGCCATTTCTGTCCCGAGACCGCTATACAGAGGAACCAGGGCGGATCTGGTGGATTCAGAATGATTTCGGCTATTTCATTTTTTGATGGATGCCGCAGGCCTTCTTTGGTAGCCAATATGCTGTAATTCCGCAGTTCTCGGTATGAAAGGCACCATATGCATGCGGGACATATGTAATCTGCTCCCGGAGCCCGGGCGTAAGAATGGTCCGTGAAGGTATCCTTGATAATTTTTGATTTGAGTTCTCCCTTTTCATTGAGAAACCCACCACAGAGCCAGCAGTGCTGGCGATGTTCTATAGCTGGAACCCCAGGAAAGTCGTATGTAAATGTTTTCCCTGACGGAAGCGTTACTGTTGGCGTTTTCTGTGCTGCCTGATAGATAAATTGCGTGGGTGTGATTCTCATACCTCACCCGCCCCTTTCTTCCAGCATATATTTCAACTCTTCGATTTCTTCGCTGGCCTCCTCAGTCGACAGCTGCTCAAAGTCGTCATCCGGTTCCTGGCCGAGCTGCCGGCAAAGGTACTTGTAGTATTTGACCTGTTTTTCAGTAGCCATACCATCACCCCCTATGCTCACACACCGGCTGGCACCTGCAGCACGGTAGACCCGTTGTTTTGCATGTGGGCTTGACGCCCTCAACACATGCGCTATCGCTATGCTCACAGTGCCATCTGTCGTTGAATATTTCTTCGGGTTCTATTGGTTCTTTATTTCGCATGTATCATTCCTCCTCATTCAATATAGCTATCTATCGCCGCCTCCCCAAGCACATCCCTATTGCAATCAGTCCGGCAATCAAAATTGCTGAATAAACCACAAATACAATGAATCCCGATACTGAAAGACCTAATTCTATCCGCAGAAACTGTTGATTCATGCTGACCTCCATGAATGCCCCGCTCCGCACAGCGGGGCTTCAATCAGGTGGAACAGGTGGATTTCACCACCTTTCGTTTGATATATTGCAACGCCGTGCGGGACGTTGGTTGCTTCTGGCATTCCGCGGATTCTGCGGATGAAAACACTTGCGACCGGCATAGTATTTGCATGGCGGCAGTTCGATTGTCGCTTGAAGCGGTATCGGTCTACCATTGCACCAGTGGTTGGGCATGGGACATTTGTTTCCCAAAAACTTATTCAACTTGCTTATGTAATCAGGCATTACTGCTCACCCTTTCCTTATCCCTTCTCGTTCCTCCAACATGAATTTAAGTTCATCGATGGCTGTACTGGCTTCTAAATTATCCATGTTTTCAAAGTCATCGTCTGGCTCCTGACCAAGCCTTGTACAGAGGTATTTGTAATAACGGATCTGTTTTTCAGTTGCCATCACTTATCGCCTCGCCTCCACGGAAAATTTTGTCCTATAACGGTTCCGATCCAAAAAGACACTACAATAATGGTTCCGAGTTGAAGGAAGTGTAATTCAATCACTCTCTCCACCTCCCAACGCCCATTCTGCGGCTTCTTCCATTTTTGCGCCGCAGAATGGGCAATATTTAAACCTTGACAAGCTTTCGCCTTCTGATAGACCCATTAAAATAAGGTCGACTTCGTCTTCTTCCAGTTCGACTTCGATTTCAGATTCCAGACGGA